AACCTGCAAAGTCCTCACAAGAATGTCAATGGCAGGAATCAGGGTGGATAGAGATGCCCTCGAACACGTCCGTACTACATTCGAGCGAGAGCGCAAAGAAATACTTGATAGACTGCAAGCCACAACAAGGGAGCTGATGGGTGGCACACCTATTAATCTCAACTCACCAGAGCAGATGTCGTGGGTAATCTTTAGTATCAAACCTAACAACAAGAAAGAGTGGGTAGATATCTTTGATTATGTAGATGACAAAGGTTTTAGAGATGCAGTAAGAAAAAATAGTAAGATGTTATTTAAGACAGTGGCTTCTACCTGCCCCAAATGTAGTGGGTATGGAAGAGTACACAAGAAAAGAAAGGATGGTACACTCTACAAGATACCAAACAAATGTACAGACTGTGATGGTAGAGGTTTCTTACTCACAGCAACAAACGAAATGGCAGGGCTTGGTTTCTTTCCACCAAGTAAGAAGTGGGTCAGTGCCAATGGCTTCGGTGTAGGTAAGACAAACCTGGATGCACTTATAGCCACAGCTAAAAACAACAATATGGAGAAAGCAATTGGATTTTTACAAGACCTCAAGAGGCTTAGTGCTATTAGTAGTTATCTTAGTAGCTTTGTGGATGGCATTATCACCAACTGCAAAAGAAGTAGCAAACTACACATCAACCTTACCCAGCATATCACCAGTACAGGTAGATTCTCTGGACGAAACCCCAACATGCAAAACATGCCAAGAGGAGGAACCTTCCCAATAAAACGTGTGTTCATCTCAAGGTGGGAGGGTGGCAAAATAATTGAGGCCGACTTTGCTCAACTTGAGTTCAGAACTGCTGCGTTCCTAGCACAAGATAAGACAGCTATGCAGGAGATTGATACAGGATTTGATGTACACTCCTACACGGCAAAGGTTATCAGTGATGCAGGGCAACCTACAGGTAGACAGGATGCAAAGGCACACACCTTCGCTCCTCTCTTCGGGGCTACAGGGTATGGCAGAAGCAAGGCAGAAGCTGCATACTATAAGCAGTTCGTAGAGAAGTACAAAGGCATAGCCAAGTGGCACAGTAGGTTGGGTGATGAGGCTGTTAATGAAGGTAAGATAACTAATGTCAGTGGTAGGCAGTACGCTTTCCCTGACGTACATCGTAGAGAAAATGGCAGCGTGTCACACTTCACTATGATAAAGAACTACCCTGTGCAAGGCTTTGCTACAGGTGATGTCGTACCTGTTGTACTCATAGAGCTTGACCGTTTGCTTGAGCCTTTGCAGTCGTGCCTAGTTAACAGTGTCCACGACAGTATGGTAATTGACACACACCCTGACGAAATAGATGATGTGCTAGGCATAATAGACTTGTTGAACACTAATCTAAATGATATGATTAAGAAAGAATATGAAATAGAAATGAACGTACCTTTGTTATTAGAATCAAAAATAGGAGACAATTGGCTTGACACAAAAGACGTTTAATGATATAACTCTAACTCTGAAACTTTTTACATATGAAAGGTAAAAATATGAATAACGCAGTAGCACTTAAAGTAGACAACATGAACTTAACGGACGCTATGGGTTTCTCTACTCCTGCAGTATCACAATCATCATTAAGTAGGATCACTGGTACAGTCATACAGGAAGTAGAAGATGGCAAGGTAGTACAAACACCTGTCTTCAAGATCACATCAGATGATGACTCCTACTTAGCTAGATCAATAGAGGTACGTTTGTTTGCTGAACGTCAGAAGTGGCAGCAGTGGGATAGTGAAAACAAAACTATGCAGAAGTCAGTACTATCTAACTCTTTAAACATAGACTTAAAAGATACACTTGGTACGTTCAACCTGGGCAGACCGTCAGGTTACATCAAAGACTTCCAAGCATTACCTAAAGATCAACAAGACTTGATACGCAGTGTTAACCGTGTCAAAGTTATGATGGGTATGGTTAAAGTAGTAGACCCTTTCTATGAAGGTGGTGGTACACCGTCCAACGTAGACGAAGAGTTTGCATTTGTAATGGATGTCAAGAACAGAGATAGCTTAAAGTTTATTGACGGTACAGTAGGTAAGCTAATCAAGAAAAAGATTTCACCTGCAGAGCACAGGATTACTTTGCTAGGTGAGACACGCACCTTACCTAACGGCAACCCTTACATGGTAACTAACGCCTCACTTGGTGAGTTCGTTGGCTTGTCTGAAGGTGATAATGAAATACTACAGAACTTCTTGGACTACGTGGAGTCTAGTAACGAGTATGTTACTACCAAGTGGGCAGAAGGAAATGTAGAAACTATATCACAACAGGATCAGGACATAGTTACCAACATAGTTGATGTGGAGGATTTTGACCAGTGAACCACCCTGCTGAACTAGCACTACATAAGTATCTTAGAAGCTCTATTGAGGGCAAGTCTACTATGTCTCAGGATATTATAGATAAAATCAAAGATGATATTGGTGCTGCTCTTGATAAACAGTTCAATGCTGTTGAACAAAAGCGAGAGTTTAAACTGAGGATGTCCAATGTTGGGCGTCCGAAGTGTCAGCTATGGTTCGAGAAGAACAATCCCGATCATCAGGAGCCTCTGCCTACGTCATTTAAAATCAATATGATATACGGTGACATGGTAGAGGCTCTACTAAAAGGTTTGCTTAGAGCATCTGGAATAGAGTTTGGTGACAATGAAAAGGTAACACTGTCACTAAACGATAAGGATGAAGTCACTGGTGAGTATGATATGTTGTTGGATGGCAAGATAGATGATGTCAAGTCAGCTAGTACATGGTCATACGATAATAAATTTGTTGACTTCTACACACTAGAGAAGGGTGACTCCTTTGGTTATGTGCCACAACTTGTAGGCTATGCAGCAGCAGCTAACAAAAAGGTTGGAGGTTGGTGGGTTGTTAACAAGAACAACGGTAGCTTCAAGTATGTCTCAGCAGCAGAGGTAGACAAGGATAGAGTGTTACAAAAGATAAAAGATGTACACACCTACCTTGATAGCAATGCACCGTTTGAGAGATGCTTTACAGACGAACCAGAGGTATACAGAGGTAAGGCTAGTGGTAACTACAAGCTACCCAAAGACTGCACCTTCTGTAACCACAAGCACAAATGCTGGCCTAAACTAAAGAGCCTACCATCCAAGGTATACAGTGGCAGGAAAGAGCCACCTACCGTACACTACACAAAACTAAGAGGTGAATATATATGACTACAGTAACAATCAACGACAAAGATTATGAAACAGATGCTATGTCTGATAAAGATAAAGGCGTAGTACAACTGCTTCAGCAGAACTTGGTATCTGTTAACATGCTAGAACACTGGCTACAGTGTGTTAGATTTGTAGGAGAGATGAAGACAAAAGAACTAGAAAGATCTCTAAATGGAGAGACAGAAATGGTTCGTGCTCGTAACGAAAAAGGACACTATATAGCAGATGACCCAGATACCCCAGAGAATGAAGCATGGGTTGAAAAGCCCAAAGAAAAGAAGGAGTAACTTTAGAAGGTATCGCAGTGGCTTAGAGAAAGAGGTTGCTGCGTACCTAAAAGATAACCAGAATAAAGTCAGGTATGAATGTTTAAAGATAGAGTGGGAAGACTTACGATATCGAACATACACGCCTGACTTTATCTTAGACAACGGTATCATAATAGAAACGAAAGGCATCTTTGATTCAGAAGATAGACGTAAGCATCTAACCATACGAGAACAACATCCAGAGTTAGACATACGGTTTATCTTTAGCAACAGCAAAGCAAAGCTGTACAAGGGTGCTAAGTCACGATACTATGAGTGGTGTGATAAGTATGAGTTCCAGTGGGATCATCGTGTTATACCTGAAGCCTGGTTAAAAGAGAAGGGCAGACCTACAAAGTTAAAACTTATTCCTTTTAAAGGAGAAAGAAAGTGACATGACTAAGTATAAAATAGGAGCAGATGAAGTATCACTAGTGTTAAAGCCTTGTTCTTTTGATGGCAAAGGTAAGTGGACAGGAGAGTTAAACACAGGGCTTGTAGTAGGAGAACAGAACCTACTCAGTCCTGAAGATGTCTCATACCTAGTCCACCTAGCTACACTCATGGGTGCATTTTTAGAGCTTGCACAACGTGACGAAGACCTGTATGCTATGGTTGAAGAACACAGAAACGAACTAGTAGGCTATGATAGTGAAGAAGAACCTTTGTACGAAAGAGTAGAAGGTACAGAGGGTAAGGTTCTAAAGCTTACTAGGTTTACTAAAACACAAGGAAATGCATAATGGATACAATGATAGATACACTTACTATGAACGGACAGACGTTGTTTAATGATTCAGATACAATTAGTTTTGATCCAGTTACTAAACCATCTCACTACAATATAAATGGTGGTATGGAATGTATTGATATGATAAAAGAAAGACTAGGTATAGATGGATTTGTTTTCTACTGTAGAGGTAGTATAGACAAATACAACCACAGAGCACCGCACAAAAACTCTAATCCTATAGAAGATATGAAGAAGCTAAGACAGTATGCTGACTATGCAATCAAAGCACTAGAGGAGAAGCATAGGTGAAATACAAGAAGAAGTTTAGCGTTACATTCTTACTAGAAGTAGAAGAGCCAAGTAACGTACTGTCAACTGTGGAGGACGCACACGTAGAGGATATGCATGATCTAATACACAATACGTTTCACGATATAGATGATGTAAGCATAGAAAATTTAAACATAAGGGAGAGAATATGATCAACGCTAGTGACATCGAAGCATTTGAATACTACAACGAACTAGAGTCAGGTAACGTACTGCCTACAGATTATCAAACGTTTATACATAAGTCCAGGTATTCCAAGTGGCTACCAGAAGAACTAAGACGTGAGAACTGGGCAGAAACAGTTGATCGTTATATGAAAAATATTGTTGGAGATAAGCTTGACACAGAAGTTTATAATGAAATAAGACAAGCTATACTTGATCTAGAAATCATGCCTAGTATGAGAGCTATGATGACAGCAGGTGCAGCAGCAGACAGAGACAACACATGTATCTACAACTGTAGCTACCTACCTGTAGATGATCCAAAGTCTTTTGATGAAGCTATGTTTATTCTTCTCTGTGGCACAGGCGTTGGCTTTAGTGTAGAGAGACAGTACATCAACAAGCTACCAGAAGTACCTGACTTGTACGACAGTGAGACTACCATAGTAGTGCAAGATAGCAAAGAAGGTTGGGCTAAGTCTTTCCGACAACTACTAGCGTTGCTGTGGGCAGGTGAGATACCTAAGTGGAACATGTCTAAGATTAGACCTGCAGGTGCTAGGCTAAAAACGTTTGGTGGTAGAGCCTCTGGTCCTGCTCCCTTGGTAGATCTGTTTAACTTTACTGTACAAACATTTAAGAATGCACAAGGGCGTAGACTAAATGCGTTAGAGTGTCACGATATCATGTGCTTTGTAGGACAGATTGTAGTTTCTGGTGGCGTTAGACGCAGTGCTATGATATCATTATCAAACCTGAGTGATGATCGTATGCGTCACGCTAAGTCAGGACAGTGGTGGGAAACTGCAGGGCATCG